TCTGGTTCATGATGGACATCATCGACTATGCAGTGAACCAGCAATGGCCACTGAGCAAGTACGAGATCCATATGGATGCGTTCGATTACGGCGTAAACAGGGAGTGGCCTCAACCATGACCGACTCCGCCATTCTCGAACAGATTTACCGGGAAGCGGTGGCGTCAGGAGGCAAGGAAGCGTTCGTTCGCACACTGGAAATCACCTGCCCGGCCTGGTCGGAGCCCGTGCTCATCTGCAACGGATTCAAGGACAGGATCTGCGGCACCGAGGACGGTCGCCTACTGACCTTCATCGCCGCCAACATCGGCATCGCGCTCCCGCAGAAGAACAACAAGGGTAACCAGGCCTTGGCCTTCGCCGTGGACAACACCACGGGTGAGGTCATGCAGAAGGCCGACCAGGCATTGGACGCCCGCGCCCGGGTGACCGCGACCTATCGCGTGTACTTGGCAAGCGACCTATCTGCTCCATGCGAGAAGCCATATCGCATGTCGGTCGATAGCGACTCCTTCGAGCAGAACCAGGCCAACCTTCAGTGCGGATTCTTCGACCTGATCGGCACTGCGTGGCCCCGCGATCTCTACACCACTCGCTTCGTCCCTGGCCTGAAATACCTCTGAGGCACCCCTTATGGAATGGATCAACAAGTACCTGTCTTGCAGGTATGAGGACGGCGCTCGAGGTCCGGAAATGTTCGATTGCTGGGGCTTGGTGAGGGAGGCGCGTCACTTGCACCTCGGTAAACGGCTTCTGCCGAGCTGGGGGCATGTGCGCAACACTGATCCCAAGGAGTTCACCCGAGCCTACCGCGCCGAGGCCGAACACATGGAGCCGTGCGGGCCAGAGCCTGGGGCAATCGCCGCAGTCATGCGCGGGCACATCTGCGTGCACGTTGCCCTGGTGGTCGAGTCCGCGGGGCGGCTGAAGATTCTCGAAATCAACCCTACCCGCGGCGCCAGATGCCTCCCGCTCTCGCAGTGGAAGCGCGACCACAACACCGTAATTTACTATCGAGACCGGGCATGATCGAAATCTACCCAAACAAGCTCGCTGCCGGGCCTGCAGAGTTTTGCTCGGTGGATAGTCGCCAGAGCATGCTTGCCTGGTTCCGTGCAGACGGCCTGCCAGAGGAGGTCGAGCCCGCAGCGCTGCCGATGAGCGTGTTCGTCAATGGTGAGCGCGCCCTGCCGACTCAGTGGGCGACCATCGAGTTCGGCCCTGAAGATCGCGTCGAGATATACCGCGAGCCGAAGGGCACGGACCCATTCTCGATCACTCTGGCCCTGGTGTTCGGCGCCAAGGCGGTGCTGGGCGCATTGATGCCGAAAATGCCTTCGCTCAACAGCGGCGGCAACACGAAGCGCGGCAATGACCTCGGCCTGGCCACGGTAAAGGGCAACCAGGTGAAGCTGAATGCCGTGATCCGGGAAATCGCTGGCCGGCAGCGGCCATATCCAGATTACGCCTTGCCGCCGAATCGATACTTTGACGACCCCAGGTCGCAGTGGATCGAGATGTTGCTGGTGGTGGGGAAGGGCAGCTACGATATTCCGGTCAGCAGCATCCTCATCGGCGAAACGCCAGTGATCTCGCTGGGCGCAGACGCAGAGTTCACTCTGTACGAGCCGGGGGCGAGCCTTTCCGCCGAGACAGCTGCCAAGTGGTGGCATTCTGCGCCGGAAGTGGGGGCCACCTCGACCGGTACTGCAGGCATCGAGCTGAAGGCCACCTATGCCGTTACGCCAGTACCTGATGCCCAGTCGTACCAGTTCGCGGGCAAGACCATCACGGTTCCCACTGGTGCGGGGCAGTTCCCGACTGGCTGGGCTGCCGGGATGATTGTGCGCATTGAGGTTGGGTATCCGCTGGACGTCATCGACGGGGGCGCCGGGCGCGACATCATCCGCGGCAACCTCGACCAGTTTGCCCTGTACGTGGGCATGCCGATTGAGATCGTGGGCGCGAACGCGGGCAACTACACCGTCGCTACCTACACCCCAGGCGTAGGCACCGCGCCCGACGAGATGACCCTGAATTGGGCATCTGGTGGTGCTGCTACAGGCCTAGCGATTGGCACCGGGCAAATCATGGGCATCGGCTTTCGTGGCCTGCGCTACCGAATCACCGCAGCCAGCACGGCGGCGATATCGGTCGAGCGCATGAACGCTGCCGGCGACAATGACACCACCTGGCCAGGGTTTGATGCGCTGACCACTACAGTCGCTCGCTTGACCCTGGACGGATCGACGCAAGAGGGAGATTGGTCCGGGCCGTTCCCTGCTTGCCCGGCGGGAACCACGACGTCGCGTATCGCCTGGGACATCTTCTTCCCGCAAGGCTTGGTGCATGTTGGCGGGAAAGGCGACCTGAACAACCTGTCGGTGACCGTCGAGATGCAGTATCGCGACGTCACACTGGCCGGCGCCTGGACCTCATTTAAGAAGACCTACACCCAGATGACCCTGGATCAACTGGGGTTCACCGAGTTCATCAACATCCCTGGCGACATCCGGCCCGAGGTGCGGATGCGGCGCATCGGAGCGAAGTCGACCAGCACCCAGGACGCCAACACAGTGCAGTGGTACGGGTTGCGCGCGAACCTTCCGGCGCCGACCAGCTATTCCGGCGTCACCCTGCTGGCTCTTCGGGTGAAAGGCGGCAACCGCATCGCTTCTCAATCGGAGAGCCAGGTATCAGTGATCGCCACGCGCAAGCTGCGCACCCGGCGCAACGGTGCGTGGACGGAGCCAGAGGCCACCCGCGACATCGCCGCCTGGATTGGCTACATGATGGAGAGCGTCGGCTACTCGGTTGAGGATGGAGATTCCGATATCGATCTCGACGAGTTGGACCGGCTGCATGCCATCTGGACCGCCAGGGGGGACTACTACGACCGGACTATAGACTCGGCCAGCACCCTCAAGGCGTGCATGATCGAGTGCCTCCAGGCCGGTTTTGCCGAACTTACGATTGACCGCGGTCTGATCCGACCGGTGCGCGATGAGCCGCGCGGGCCAGAGTTCGACCACATCTACAACCCTCAGGTGATGACCAAGCCCCTCAAGCGAGAGGCCGAGCACGTGACGGAGGATGACTTCGACGGTGTTGATGTCGAGTACACCGATGGCACGACCTGGCAGGTTGAGACGGTTGAATGCCGGCTGCCAGGTGATCTGGGCCTGCGCACTGAAAAGGTGAAGATAGAAGGTATCAGCGATGAGACCAGAGCTTGGCGCTACGGAATGCGCCGGCGGCGGCAGCAGGTCTACCAGCGCAAGCGTTACAGCTTCTCCACGGAGCTGGACGCGCTGAACAGCGGGTACCTCGACTATGCGCTGCTGGGAGACACAACCCCAGGGTACGGGCAGAGCGCCATGCTCAAGGGCTACGCTAAGCTGGGCGGCCTCCACATGCTGGCCTCCACGGAGCCATTCAACTGGTCCGCCGGGGGCGAGCACTGGATTGCCCTGCGCCGTCCTGACGGCAGCGCCTCTGGACCATACGTCGCCACCCGCATCGACGACTACCGCCTGACCATTCCAAGTCTGGACTTCGTGCCAGTGCTGGACAGCGCCATGGACGCGCCCGTGCTCCAGTTCGGGCCCAAGGCCAAGTTCTGCTACCCGGCGCTCGTCAAGGAAGTCAACCCGAGCGGCACCGTCAGCTGCAACGTCACCGCTGTTAACTACGACGAACGCGTCTACTTGGACGACGACAACTTCCCGCCGGCCTGACCGGACCCTTAACGAGCATGCCCGCCATCGAGCGGGCTTTTTTATGCCCTGGAGAAACTCATGGCCTATAACACCGGCAATCCGGTTGGTTCCACTGACCCTCGCGACCTATACGATAACTCTGGAAACTTGGACAAATTTGTCAGTGGCGATTCGCCTTTTTACCCGGATCGGTTCGGCAAGCAGCGCCTGAGCTACTCTGGAATGGAGCAGGATTTTGCCAATGCTCAAGAAGGGCGCCAATCAGCCTTTGAGGAGTTTCTGGCTGACTCTGCCTTTGTCTTCATAGGCGACTACGCAGCAGGGCTGAATTTCACGAGCAGGAACCAGTACACCATCCGCAACGGAATACCATACCGGCTGGCTCCTTCCACCACAATCCCGTATCTAACCACCGGTGATTGGGATTTGGAGAACGAAAAATTCACTCCTGTGAGTTCTGACGACATCCTGCGACAAGATCTGGCCAACAATACCGACCCTGAGAAAGGTTCTGGAATTGTCGGGTGGAAGCGCTCACCGTTGCGTAAGTCCATCAACACTGCAGGCCAGATGCTCGACGCCCAGGCTATCTCTGTCTGGGAGTTTGCCAGCCTGATCACGGAAAAGCCGACGGAGAATGACCCGAACACGTGGGACTGGACTCCGGCATTCCAGGCCGCGTTTGACCTTGCCATACCTCTTATCGGCACTACGCCGGGCCCTGACTTCCGGCGCATCGCGATCATGATCCCGACCGGGATCTACCACCTGACCTCTGTAAATGTTGGCTCGAAGATTGACATCTTCTGTGCTGGTGGGGTGATTCGGCCATTCGATCGTGAGGCGACTGCCAACTATGTCCTTAAGCTGACCAACTTCAATAGGCTGTACAACCTCACGCTCGACATGGATTATTCCGTGACTTACCGTGAGGCGCTATGGATTCGTGGCCGACACAACCACCTGTTTGGTTGCTCGTTCTGGAAGGCCAGGAATGCCATGAC